CGTCTTTTAAAAACGTATAAGTATTATAAAAACCTTTGTTTTGCTTCCAGTAAACATAATTACAAGTCTCAGTTTCTAACTTTGCCTGTTCAATATCTGTTTCATTAACAGGATCAAACTGAATCATATTTTCTTGATCACAAAAAATACGAGCCAAAGATGGTAACATCCATTCAACCGTCTCCATCACCTCTCTTGTAACGACAGAACTTCGACCTTCAACTTCGTCACCGTAAGGCTCACCATAATAAAAATCTAGAGCCTCTGCTCTTTCATGAGATATTTCTCCGGCCGCGTTCCCACTTGCGCCGTCTACTTCTGATCTACAGATTGCCGCGACCTGTTCGTCTGTTATTGCTTCTGCCATTCTAAACAATTCCTGTTGATGAATATTCTATTGGTTGCCAATCAAAAGTTGTCGGTG